GTTATCATAATGTGGATAGACCAATTTAAATCTATTTGATATTAAGACCACTAGCTCCTCTGGCCATTTAGCGCCCGCTCCATTATTCAGCGTGATTGCTTGCTTACCACTTGACACCATGGATACTACATCCTTTTCTCCCTCAACCACATACAGGGGCTTCTCAACGTCATAATTATGCATCATTTGCCACATAGGAAAAATATATGTAGAGCCATGACCTTTGACTTGTTTTTTCTTATGCCACTTTATATTGACCAGGTCTCCTTCAATGTTAGTATACGGGAATGTAAACCCGTTGTCCCAGCCTATACACAATATCTTCACCATACGTTTATTCCAAGGCAAACCTTTGGTGTATTTATCATAATGAAACAAAAGTTCATCCTGAAACAAGAAAACC